GTGATCCTCGACACCCTCGGCAAGGTCATGCCCCCCGCCGCACAAGGCGAGACGAGCTACGGGCGCGACTACCGCGTCGGAACGACCCTCAAGCGGCTCGCCGACCAGCACCCCGGCATGACCCTGCTCACCAACCACCACGACCGCAAGGCCGCCGCCGACGACTTCGTTGATAGCGTCAGTGGCACCCACAGGCTGGCCGGCGCAGCCGATACCGTGATCGTGCTTACCCGCGCCCGGCAGGCGACCAGCGGGCTGCTCAAGGTCACCGGCCGCGACGTCCCCGAGGGCGAGTACGCGGTCACGGTGGCCGATGGGTTCGCCTGGGACCTCGATGGCGCCGACCTTGAGGAAGCCGCGGCGAGCGCCCGCGAGACCCGGCTGACCGGTGGGGTCAGCGACCGCTCCGCCGAGATCATCGCCTTCGTGGCGGCCAACCCGCCCAACGTCCGGGCCGGCGAGGTCGAGGACAAGTTCGGCCCGGATGCCCGCCGCTACCTCAAGCGTCTGGCCGACTCGGGCCGCCTTCGGCGCTTGTCCCGCGGCGTCTACACCAGTGTCCCAAGTGTCCCATCGTCCCAATCGCAGGTCAGCGAGGGAGAGCAACGGGACAACGGGACACCGCCGTCCCAAACCGAGGAGGACCAGTGACCAGGCAATGGGACAACGGGACACATGGGACACCACCCGCCGGTGTCAACTTCCAGCGGCTCCGCCCGTACCTTGCGGACGCGCTGCTGCACCAGAAGAACAAGCAGGTCGCCCGAGACATCGCCCAGCGGCTCGACCGCAACCAGTGGCGGGCCATCGCCCAGTTCAACGTGGTCGGCGACGACCTCGACCAGGTCGACCTGGACTCCTTCTCCATCCTGGTCGAGGTCGAGACCTCGGACGGCTGGGCAGACCTCTGCACCGTCCACTGGACCAAGCTCGGCATGGAGTGGTCGGACGTCACCGCGGCCTGGGACGAGGTCCTGCGCCAGCACCGGGAGGGCATCCAGCCGGGCGGCCCCAACGACCCTGGCCGTCGCGAGGGCTAGCCCGCCTGGGATCGGTTAGCATCCCCTCATTGTCTACCGTCTAGGTATGGAATGCTCGAGGTGGGACCGTGCCCGTACTGCTCGACCAGCTCAGGGAGCAGCGGGCCGCGGCCCGGACTGCCGCCGATGAGATCCTGACCCGGGCCAGCATCGAGGGCCGCGACCTCACGCCCGAGGAGTTCGCCGAGCACACCCGCCAGGTCACGGCCGAACGCGAAGCGGCCGACGCCATGGAGGCCGAGCGGGACCGCCAGCTGGCCGAGGTCCGGGCCATGGCCACCCGGGGCCGCCAGCCCGTCCTGAGCCGCCAGGCCGCCGAGGTCGCCCGCCAGTTCCGCTCGGCCATCTTCGCCAAGAACCCAGCGCCGATCGAGGTGTTTGCCGAGCAGCTCCCCGACGAGTGGCCCGACGACGTGCCCGAGCCGGTCTACGGCCGCTCCGGGCGGGTGCGCGTGCATACCCGCGACCTGCTCACGACCACGGCCACCCAGGCGATGGGCATCGACGTGTACTCGACCATCGTCCAGCACCTGGTGGAAACCTCGGCCCTCATGCGGGCCGGCGCCACCGTGGTGACCACCGAGACGGGCGAGAACCTGGTCGTCCCCCGCTCCACCGGGTTCGTGACCACGAACCTGACGGCCGAGGGCGCCCAGATCACCGAGAGCGACCCCACCCTGGGCACCGTCACCCTGGGCGCCTACAAGTACGCCAACTACTTCGAGGTGTCGCACGAGCTGGCCAACGACACCCCGACCAACCTCATGTCCTTCCTGGCCCGCCAGGCCGCCCTGAGCCTCGGGCTGGGGGCCACCGGCTACGGCGACGACCTCATCAACTGCACCGGGTCCGGCCAGCCCCGGGGGCTGCTGCTGGACGCCGCCACCGGGGTCACCGGCCCAGCCGGCACGGCCGCCGGCCTCGGCACCCAAGGCACGGCCAACCAAGGCACCGACGCCCTCTGGAACCTGGTCGGGTCGGTCGCCGAGCCGTACGCCGATGCCGCCTCGGCCGCCTTCCTGATGCGCAACGCCGTCGACGTCGGTATCCGCAAGCTCAAGGACACCTCGGCCCAGCCCGTCCAGGGCCTCACCGACCGCCGCAGCCTGCTCGGCTACCCGGTCTATCACGATCCCTTCATGCCGGCGGCGGCCAACGGTGCTGAGTACATCGCCTTCGGCGCCATGGACCGCTACTTCATCAGGATCGTCAACGGCATCCGCTTCGAGCGGTCGGACGAGTTCCGCTTCCAGCACGACCTGATCGCCTTCCGCTGCATCATCCGCCTGGACGGCGCCCTGATCGACACCAACGCGGTCAAGACCTTCGTCGGCACCACCTAAGCCGATGCGCTGGCCCTGAAGCGGCCGCACGAGCGGGACCTGTTCCGCATCGGGGACCTCCCGGTGTCGACCACCTATGCGGCCGTCCCGGTCACGCCCTCCACGGCCCTCCAGCACTCGGCCGTGTGGGCATCGGTCAACCTGATCGCCGGGAGCATCTCAACCCTTCCCCTGGCCGCCTACCGGGTGGGCGAGCGTGACCCGCTGCCGGTCCTGCCGCCGATCCTGCGGGCGCCCTCGGCCGGGTGGTCGTTGCCCGACTTCCTCTACGCCGCCCTGCAAAGCCTCCTCATCCGGGGGAACGCCTACGGGCTGATCGTTGATCGGGCCGGCGCCGGGCTGCTGCCCGCGCAGGTGGAGCTGCTGGCCCCGGAGCGGGTCCAGCCGGAGGTGAACGGCCGGATCATCTGGCGGATCGACGGCACCGAGGTCGACCCGGCCTCCATCTGGCACGTGAAAGCGTTCACCGCCCCCGGCCAGGTCCTCGGCCTGTCCCGATCGCCCACGCCCGCCATGCCATCGGGCTCGGCATCGGGGCCGAACGGTATGCCGCCCGGTTCTTTGGCGAGAGCGCCATCCCCTCCGGGGTGCTCACCTCCGACCAGGACATCAAGCAGGACCGGGCCGACCAGCTCAAGGCCCGGTGGCGCGAGAGCTACCGCCAGGGCGGCCGCGAGATCGCCGTGCTCGGCAACGGCGCCCGCTTCCAGGCCGTGACGGTTCCCCCGGAGGAGAGCCAATTCTTGGAGACCACGAGGGCCAACGTGGCCACCATCGCCCGCTCCTTCGGCGTGCAGCCTGAGCTGATCGGTGGCGAGTCCGGCGGGAGCCTCACCTACGCGAATGTGGAGCAGCGGGCGCTGGACTTCTTGACCTTCGGCTTGCGGCCCTGGCTGGTGCGGCTGGAGGTGGCCCTATCGGCGCTGCTCTCCAGCACGACGACCGTGAAGTTCAACGCCGCCGCGCTGGTCCGCACCGACCTGCTCACCCGGTACCAGGCGCATGAGAGCGCGATCCGGGCCGGCTGGAAACTCCGCTCCGAGGTCCGAGAGCTGGAGGACCTGGCGCCGGTCGCTGGCATCGACGACCAGGAAGGACCAGCGGTCGCATGATCCATACCCGACACTTCACCAGCTCCCTCGCAATACGGGACAATGGCGACGGGCGGACCCTGGTCGGCCCGCTCCTCCCGTGGGGCCAACCGGCTCGCGTGGTCGACCGGGGCCGCCTCGTCACCGAGACGTTCGAGCGTGGCGCCCTGGCCGGCACCGACCCGGGCCGGGTGCCCCTCACCGCCACCCACCCACGAGACGCCGGCACGCTCCCGATTGGCGTGACCGTGGAGCTGGAGGACCGCGCCGACGCCGCCTGGGGCGCCTGGCACGTCTCGGACACCATGCTCGGGAACGAGGTGCTGGCTCTTGCCCGGGACGGCGTGCCGTTGGGCCTGTCGGTTGGTTTCGCCGAGGTGCCCGGTGGTAGCCGCTGGTCGGCCGACCGCCAGCGGGTCACCAGGATCAGCGCGGCGCTGGACCACGTGGCCGTGGTGCGCGTGCCGGCCTATGTGGGCGCCGGGGTGGTCGGCGTGCGCGAGGACACGGCGCCACGCCCCACCCCGGTCCTGCTGATCCTGCTAGGTCGCCGTGGCTAAGGGCAGCAAGCTCGGCGGGTTCACCAACGCTGGCGCATCCCCAGGCGACCACGGCGACCGCGTCCGCTGCGTGGCCTGCAAGCGCCGCATCGTCTGGGGCGACCGCTGTGAGAGCTGCAAGCGCGAGCTGGCCGCACGCAAGCGCCGCAAGCCGAGATGACCAGGACCCTGCTCCGCCCCTGCCTCGACTGCGGCAAGGCGGTACGCGGCAAGCCGAGATGCCGCGACTGCCAGGCCAGCCGGGACCGGGCCAAGCACGCACGCCGACCCGACATGCGAACCCACGCCGAGACCGAACGGCGCCGCCGCCTGGTCGCCGACCACCGCGCCACCATCGGCGACTGGTGCCCCGGCCTGGCCGACCACCCCGCCCACCCCTCGGCCGACCTGGTCGCCGACCACGTGGTCGAGGTCGCCGCCGGAGGGCCGGAGGCGGGGCCGCTGCGCGTGCTGTGCCGCTCCGAGAACAGCCGGCGATCGGCCCGAGTTCTGAGCAGTGTGCTGGCCCTTGACCCCTCGCCAGCCGAACGGCCGATTACACACGACGACGGCCCGGTGGTCCCATGAGGTGGGTGGCTACTCCGGGAGTTGCGCCGAGAGGTTGCTCAGGTACTTCCTAGCCCATTCCTGCAGGTCCTCGGCGCCCCGTGCCTTGGCCAGCTCAAAGACCAGCAGATTGCTCAGGTGGAGCAGCCCGACGATAGCCCTATCCGCTCCAGGCCCATCCGGGTCCTGCAAGACACGATAGATGTGCTCGGTAGCGAACTGCTTGTCCCCCTCCAGCCACACGGTCAGGAACTCGATGCCGACCCTCGTGCTGGCAGTGACTGGGTTCATGTCGCTCATGGCGGCAGGAGTTGCCCGTGAAGGCCGGCCCTAAATCGGCCGTTGACGGCTCCCCGCTGCCCCTGCGCGGCTCCAGACGCCGCGAGCTGGCGGTTGCCCGGTTCGCTACTGACTGATATGGAACGGCTTGTCAAGGCGAGGTTCTGCCTGGTCGATGGCATGGTTTCACGACAGGTGGGAGCCTCCGCGCTGACGGCGCAGTGGTTGGAGGCATCCGAGGTGGTGGTGGCTGG